CACCTGTACTGTCTTCGTAGTAAGTCTCGTTGCCATTGGCATCTTTAATCTCGATAGGGAATGTAAATGCAATCCCTAGTTCTTTATATATTTCGCTTAGTTTTTTCATAGATGTGTTATTGGTGAGAAATACAGGGTAGTTTTTCGCACTTCGATAATTTTGCAAGCGCTTAGTTTTTAATGCTTTGTACGCCATCGCTATTCTTGAAGGAAGTCAATCGTCCATTAGTAGAACGCTCGTACTTCTCCCAGTAGTCAAAGCTGTCCTTAAAGTAAGTCCTGTTGCAATCGGTATCATACTCAGATATGCTCCAGTAGCCATCGCTGTCCTCGAAGTAAGTAGCTTTGCCATTGGCATCTTTAATCTCGATAGGAAAGCTAAAATCAATCCCCATCTCCGTCAGTGTTTCGCTTAGTTTTTTCATAGTGTTCTCAGTTGTTGATAAGTGATGACGTTTTGTTACTTGTAAAAGATATGGCGGCCGATAGTGACTGTCACTGTCATGTGCTTTGCCCAATATGGCCGGCAATAGTCGGCATGGTAGTGATCAGCGCCGCGCGTGTAGTTAGTAGGCGCAGACAATGCGATGTCAAGTGCCTTAGCATATCGCGGATGGCGTTGCGCTTTGGCAAGCAGCGCAGGCCGCTTGTCTATGTTATTCCAGCATGAAAATTGCATGCGTTGATAGCAGACTTGCGCCGGAGTCATGCGGCGCTTGATGGCGCGATTCTGAATCACTTCATTGACGGACTCCATAGCGCCAGGCGAATACTCGCCGCCCGCTTCAAGTATAATAGTCGCAGCAACGATCTCGGCGTCACTGGCAGCGTTTGCGCAACTGATCGCGCACAATAGGATGATTGATATTATTGATTTCATAACAATGCCCAAAGTAGCGCCGCGATTACCCTTGTCAATACATTATTTAAATAAAAAAGCGCCACCCTTTCGGGCAGCGCTGTCATGTTATAGCTTAAACTTGTATTTGATCAGATATTGCGTGTTGTGCAGCAGCAGATCATAATTTACTGGCGTTATATGCGCTTTATGCATAGCGGTCTGCACGCCAGATGGCATCGGCATCTCGCTTTCATGCTCGCATGTGTATTTTACATCTCCACGATTAATCTCAAACAACATGCCGCCATCATGTAGAATCATCCGCGCTTCGTTTTCAAAGCGGCAATCATCAATCAATACAATGGTCGGCTTGTCGTCGCTTGTCACGCGCTCAATATGTCGCTGCATCGCCCATAGCCAGACATCTTTGTTGATATACTTGCGACCCCATTGCGTTCCGAGTGTCTGCAATAGCCGCCTTGGCGTCACGCCTAAGCCATAGATTGGCTCATGCTTCAGCTTTTGATCAGTCATTGCTTGAGTATTAACGCCCATTGCCTCGGCCATTGCCCGGATCGGATCGGCAAAGCTCAGTATTTCAACATGCAAGCTGTCGTCCAATTGCTTGGCAATATCTTGCGCGAATGTAGTTTTGCCGACGCCCTTCGGGCCGACTAGTCCTATTATATGTGCTTTATTCTTCATATTTTTATACGTGTTGATAATATCTTGTGATTAGTCCGTGCTGCTTGTGATACTCAAATCCAGTTGCACCCTTCATTGATCCGATAAATCCTTTTTCAGCGTGCCATGCATCGGTGGAGCATAGCGCCGGTAAGTATTCGACCAGCAGGCCGCGATGCTCTTCCCATCCATTCTTGGTTTCTGAAATTACGCGCATTGGTTGATTCTTCTTTTTGTGGTGGATGTGGCCCATCTTTAGATGCCTAAACTTAGTCTGCCCCCACTTCTCGGCAAACTCAGCCGCGATGATTTGCGGCCATTGAGCCATCGCAGCACCGTCGCCGTGCGTCCACACCAGCAGATTGTTGCCGTGCGTAATCACTTTGCGGCTGGATGATTGCTCGATGACATTGACATTTTTGCAGTTAGCATAGAAAGCCGACAATACGCGAGTAAGCCAGACGCATGAGTGCCAGTCGTGATTGCCCTCAACAATAACAACATCGACTTTAGGCGCAACCTGCGCGGCAATCTGCACCACGTCATAACATGCTTTGACTGCATAATCCACGACGCGATGAAAGCGCGAGTCAACGTCAAGCACGTTGCCGCTCTTCTCGGTCTGATTGTTTCGGCTGTCGCTGTGCATAATATCGCCGCCAAATGTGACAACGATGCGCCCCGGCTTATTGAATCGACCTGCCAATGCTTGCGCAGTGTCAACCATACGCTTTGCAGCAATGTCGCAATCATAATCTGAATCATTAGTTTCTGCCTTTGTTGCATACATGCCAATATGCGAATCAAAAACCGATATTTCAGCCAATACGTCTTGATTATCAGACTTGGTCGCACGCTTAACTTTGACAACTGCCTTGCCCTTTACGCGCTGGCATAGTGAATCAACAAATGCCTCCATGTCTTCAGCGCCTGGCACAAGTCGCTTCCATTCTTGGATCGGTTTGCCCTTGGCGTCATATTGCACCGTAGTTTTTACCATCTTTAGATGCTCCGGCATGACTGCCGGAGTCAACCACGGCGCTTGGCCTTTACTTTCACATACTAGCAAAGCTTCGCGCACATATTTTTCATTAACTCCCAATTCCTTTGCCACGCCTCGCTTTGATCCGATTTCCATGTAGGAGTCTAATATTTCCTGCTGCCTGCTTGTAAGTTTTGTATTTTTCATATGTATTTTGGTTATATTCCAAATCTGACAAGGTTGCCAACTTGGTTTTTAGATTGCTTGTGAAAGGTCCATCCGCCGTTCTGGCTTTTAGACTTGCCCCAATATTTACCTGTATATCGCTCAATTACTTTTGTGCGAATGTTGCATGATCCAGTAGACGGATCGCCGAGATTGTTGCGAATTAATCCGCTATGCGTCTTCGGTCCGTCCTCAAGCTCGCTCAATATATACTCAATCACTGATTGATCCTTATCGAGCTGCGCATCTTTGGCTGCCTTTTCCTCGGCCGCCTTTGCTTCTTCCGCGCCGACTTGTTTCACGCTTTGAAAGCGCCGATGCCAACTGCGCTTTTCGCCTGCGTCATATTTAAACGTCACTTTCATGCTATTCGGTCCACGCAGCTTTGTATTTTCAAATACAATGATGCGGTCTGAGCCTTCTGTAATGACTGGCGCTTTGTCGATTGTATATGCGCAGTCAAAGTCGCTATGGAAGTCTCCGACGCCCTCGGCGATGCTTTTGCCATCAGAGTCTTTGTTCTTATTGGTATGCGCCAATGCAATCAATGTGCCTCCGGCTTGAGTAAAGCTGCGCACCATAATGTTAAACACTCGCGCATCATTCTTATCCATTGTGCTGACAAACTTTTTGAGTGTATCAAGCACAATCACCATATTGCCGCATGCATCGTCTTTGATTGCAGCCTTGATGATCTTTGACAAGTCTGCTGGATCAAATCCGTTTTGATTTGGTATTAAGTGATGGATGCCCATGTGCCTGGTGATCTCCATCTTTTCAATGCCGCCATTAAAACTATCATCCGCGTTAATGTAGAAGATGTCTAAATGCTTCGTCTTTTCCATGTCTCGATTGCATAGCATCCAGAGCGTCATCAATGTTTTACCAGTATTCGGGCCAGCATTGAGGATCGTGCAATCGCCAAGCATCGCAATTTCTGGCAAGATAAAAACAGCATCTTGCGCCCGCTTTTTCATTGCTTCAATATTTTCATCAGTCGATGCGACCAGCTTGCGCAGATTGCTTAGAAAGTCACTGCGAGCGGATTTAGCCGACTGCTCAATTTCTTTCTTCGCTTCTTCTGCCTCGGTAATCGGTGGTAACCATGAGTCAGCCTCTTTTTGCATCGCATTGCTTACAAGTTGATCAATGGTAGCCACTACGTCGGCAGGCAATTCTTCGATTGATTGCTCGCCATATCCTTCCGCAGCCAAAGCAGTGGCCGCCGCTTTAAAGTCGCCGCCATGGTGAAACATCGCAAACAATGCAAACGGAGAATAAGACTCATTAGCTTCAAGCGGCGCGGCCGACGAAGTCCAGCAGTAGAATTTACGATCACCGACTACGCCAAATGTGCCACTGATGCCGCCAGACTTGCCCGGCCGCGTCCAGTGCTTACCATTGCGCGTGGTCCAGCCTTGCGATTGAAGCAATCCAGCAACGTCTGATTTCTCATTAAATTGATCACCTGGCGATGTGCCATCACTAGCAACCTTAGTCGGCTTGACTGCCCAAAATGGCAATGCTTGCGACTTGGCCGCCTCGGTCTTAATAACCTTTGACTTGGCATTATAATATGCCGACGGATCATGAGATAAGAAGCAAAGCCGAGAAACGTCGCTGCATGCCTTGTCAATGACTAAGCCATGCGAATCAGCAAACCAATCGCGCACGGTCGCAAATGCCGCCTTATGCGTATCCGCGTCCGTTGCGTCAATCTTTAGGCCGACCTTTAGGCCGCCAGATGGAGATACAAAAGCAAAGTGCGTCTTGTCGCTTGCTTGTAGTTTCTCGCGAATGGTTGCCATTTGCTTTGCGTCGATCAGTTGCGGATTTTCATCCGTGTCAAGATCGGCAATTAAGATGCCGGAATGAGTGATCAAAGCCGACGCCGCCCGCTTGCTGAATACGCCCGACGCAGTCACTGCTGGCAGCGCCGCCTTGTATCGGCTGCGCGTGTCTTTGTCTGGCGCGCTTCGGATTTCTTCAACCAATTGTTTTTGGTCATTGCTTATGATCCATTTTATCAATTGCAATGACGTGATCTCATCGCTTGGCGCAGTGTCGCGCACGGTTTTAAATGTGGAGAATTTTATCATTTATAAAGAGCGGCACGCCCTAAGACGTGCCGCATTTAATTATTATTATACTAGTGCGAGAGTGCCTTGCGCTTTAACATTCTTAAGATTGCCGCAGGCTTGATCTGCATATGACTGCTTTAGTTCGCTGCCAACAAACTCCCGCCCTAATGACAAAGCGCCATATCCTTCTGATCCTATGCCAATAAATGGCGAATAAACAAGATCACCGGGATTGCTCCAAAGCTCGATGCCGCGCTCGATAACATCAAGTTGAAGCGGGCAGATATGCTTTTCATCTGCGTTGTCACGTGCGCCTTCCTTATTAAGCACTCGGCCTTGATCAACTGTCATCCATACTGGCGATGCTACTTCTTGCCACCAATCAACGCTATAATTTTCTGCATTCATAGTTTTTTTATTCCGTAGTGTTTTGTGTTTTTAGTCCGCGCTATCCATTTGGCGCACATTGTGAGAGTTCCGCGAAAGCAAGTTGCCCCGACGTGATTTGTTACTTTATGAGTGTAGATCATAGTTCAGTAAATACGATTTCCAGTCTTGGATTGTCTGCATCAATTGCAAAGCGCACGCCGTCAAAGTCCCATTCGGAATCATCTTGCTTGATGCAATCCGATACGCCATCCAGGTATGCCTTGCACATGGCCGTAGCATTATCCTTGTCACGTCGTCGCTTTGTCGGCCAGTAAAAGTCTAAACGATATGCTTTGATCTTAATCATCCCGACTTGCTGCCATGTTTCAAACTTAGCAAGACGCCGCGCCGCTTTTGTGTATCGAGCCTTTAGCGCCCAATGCGTGCGCACATTTGGCGCAAGATTGCGTGCAGGAATTGGCAATGTAATTGTCATAGTTTTACCACCTCCACTTTGTTTTTGTTGTATTTGTAACCTTTGTCAGCCAATGCGTAATTGATTGAGTAGATCGAATGATGAAGCTTTTGTGCAACCTTGCTGATCCGGTTGCCTTCGTTGATTAGTTCAATTACTCTTTTCACTTGAACCATTCTTTTGCGTGATGGAATCTCAATGTCAAATCGGCTGCACCAGTCAGCATATGTTTGATACGGCACGCCTGCATGCTTGCAAGCCTGCGCGGCCATCATGCCATCTTCGCGCAATTGATTGACCTCTGCGCACTTTTCGCGGATCTCTTTTTCTTTCTCCGGCGATGTCAGTGTATATTCTTTGCGCTTCTTTGGGAACTTGATGAGTCCCATGTCGCGCAACTTGTCAAAGTTGCCTTGTTTGCAATCGTGTAAAAGCTTTTGGCCTTTGACTAGACGATCAAATTCGGCATCTGGCAGATGCTTTTCTAATAATTGATTTGATGCTGATAGTTCGTGCATAATAATAAAGCAGTGTAAGATGCTGCGCCCTGTTTGATTTGATTGATTCCGTCGGCGTCGTGCCTTCGATAGATCCAACAAAGACGGCTTGGATTACCCTTGTCAATACATTTAGAAAAAAAGTTAAATCAATTTTGAGTTGCCGTCTGGCGTCACAATATCCGTCGCGGCGATGCGCAAATACTTGCCTTCGTATCGAACAAGCAATGACTTGACCACGTCGGCAATCATCGCGCCAGTGCAATGCTCCAACATGTCGGCGCTTGATGCATACATTGGCAGCCCTCGATCAGAAAGCCATTTGCGTGCCTTGCTAATGCCATAGCTGCCATGGTCAAGTAATAGCCATTCCTTGACGACTGTCATGCCGCACATGTATTCGACTCGCACGCTGTCTGGTTTGCCTGCCTTGCGATGCAATCGCAACGACACGCCATTGACTGGCATCCATCTCGGCTTTGCCAATAGCATTCCGGCATGCGCCTTTGCTGCGTGCATTTGTCGCTCGCGCTCGTCTTTGGCCTCAAATATTTCACGCTGCAGTGGTGGGATTTCCCACCCGCAAGATGGACATTTTTTGACTGCACGCGAAAAGACGTTTTCACATTGGCCGCACTTGGCCAGCTTTACTTGCTCGCCTTCGTCAATGTCAATTGGTCCGTGCTTTATGATATTGTCGCCGTAGTCAAGCACTAGGCAGTCTTGCTTGTCTTCATGTAAGCGCAACCCTCGACCGATTGCCTGCACCCACAAGCCCTTTGATTGAGTCGGCCGCAACATGACAACGCAATCAACACGCTTTGCATTAAAGCCCTCAAAGAAGACGTTTACTGATAGTAAATATTGTATGCGCCCAGCTTTGAAATCTTCGACCAATCGCTCGCGCTCTTTCCATGTGGTCGATCCAGTAACAATGCCGGCATCGACGCCGTATTTGCGCAGCTCGGTCCTAACATGTTTGCAATGCTCAATGTCGATGCAAAATACAATAATAGATTTCCGAGACTCGCTGCGCACTTTGGCCGTCATATCTTTTACTGCTTGAGACACGACCTCATCTTTATCGACGCGCAGTGCCAAGTCTTTTAGATTAAATTCGCCCGCCGTCTTTTTGACGCCCTCAAGATCTAGAGCCGAATGCTCGCCTTCAATGGTCCGAATCTGCGACAAGTAGCCGTCGCGGATGAGATTGCCGACGTTTGCCTCATAGCAGACATGATTCAATATATGATCACGATGGCAAATTGCACCAGTCCCCATGCGATATGGTGTAGCCGTCAATCCGACAACGCGCAAGCCAGGATTGCGTGCCGTCATTGCGTGAATAAATTTGCGATACTTGCCTTCGCCTCTTACCGGTATGCGATGCGCTTCGTCGATTAGCAGCACATTTTGCGCGGGAAAATCATCTGCTCGCTTTGCTACGCTATCAATAGAAGCAAACGTGATTTGCTTGCGTGTATCGCGCTGCCTAAGCGATGCGGCATATACGCCAATAGAAAGACTAGCATTTAGCCCTGCAAGCTCGGCAGCGTTCTGCTCGACTAGTTCCTTGCGATGCGCCAATATCATGATGCGGAAGTCTGGGCAGACTGATATCCATTGCTCGACAAGTAGAGCCATGACAAGCGACTTGCCTGCGCCAGTTGGCAACACGATAGCAGGATTGTCATCACGCTCGCGCAGCGCGGCATTGACGGCGTCAATGGCTTCAGATTGATATGGCCTTGGCTTTAGCATAAAAAGGTGCCGGGATATAGCGCCCGGCGTCGCTGTTAGTTGTTATTATTCATCCCAAGCGGCAAATGCTCGCGCCTCTTGTGGCGTCCAGCATCGCGCTGCTGCTCTTGGCGAATAACGCTCGGCCGCCTTCAATTGCTGATCATCAACCTTTGCTTGATGTGCATCTGGCTTTGCGGCTTTTTGCTGTGCTTCGCTTGCCATTAGTCCCAAGGGTTAGCTTTTTTAGTTGCAGGCGCTGCCGGAGCTGGTGCGGCCGCAGGCTTTTCGGCTGGCGCTTCGTATCCATCAAGCGCCTTGCAACGCTTGATCTGATTGCGTGTAGGATCTTTTTTATCGAGTCCAACTGTCGCGACTAGATTGCACCCGATCAACTCGTCAGAGTCAGATGCAGTTGCTTTGCCAACTGCCAAGCGCAACGCGTGAAACTCGCGCTGACCAATTGACTGTGCAATTTCGTTTTCATGCATTAATGTATACCATGAAAACAATTTGCGCCCCTTTTGCGACTTATCATGCACATTACCCAATACGGAAAATGTGATATTGCAGCCAGTGCCTTTTTTGTTCGCTGTCTCTTTGACAACGGCATCTTCGATTTCTAAGTAGTAATCGCCCTCTGGTAAAGGAGAGTTATCAAACTCTGGTTTTTCTTCG